ATCACGTGCGATTGATCTGTATAAAGCAGACATGAACATAGCTACAAAGAAACCTAGCAACAACAAAGACGCTGCTAAGTCTGTAAATACTCGTAACAGTAGGACTAAGCCAGATGCTACATCTAACAATAACAAGATGTCTGAATCAACGGTAAACAAAATGTCCTCTAAAGAGTATGAAAAACATCAAGATGAAATCATGGAAGCTATTCGGGGTGGTAATTTTATTTACGATATTTCGGGTAGCGCACGATAAAAGACTTGACAATACCTGTATAAAGTATATAACTATATACAGTAGGTTTATTGCAGCCCCAATGTTTTGGTTACCTGCAATACTCCTTTTTTCACAAACATAAATAGTTCTAGTGATTACCTAATGTCTTTGGCCCGTTATCAAGAAGGTTGGCCGACTTTCTAAATAATGTTACCCAAAAGAAATTAGCCTCCTTATTTACAATTTAAGTTTGTATCTGTGTCTAATGCAAAGGATAATACAATGGCATTTACGACAGCTACGGGTTATGGCAATCTACCAAATGGTAATTTCAGCCCGGTCATTTACAGCAAACAGGTACAGCTTGCGTTCCGCAAGTCAACTGTTGTTGGTGACATCACTAACTCCGATTATATGGGGGAAATTTCTGGTCAAGGCGATACCGTTAAGATCATAAAAGAACCTGAGATTTCTGTTTCAGAATATGCACGTGGCACAAATGTCACAGCACAAGATTTAGAGGACGCCGATTTTTCATTGACTATTGACAAAGCGAATTATTTTGCTTTTAAGATGGACGATATTGAAGAAGCCCATTCCCATGTAAACTTCATGGACCTCGCATCTAATCGTGCAGCATATCGTTTAGCAGATAACCATGACCAAGAAGTTCTTGGATACATGGCTGGTTACAAGCAGTCCTCTTTGCACAGCAAAGCTGACACACTTAACACTACAGTCAATGGCTCTAAAGCTGTTTCAACTGCAGGTGCTAATGAATTGCTTTCATCCATGCAGCTTCACAAAGGTGACTTTGGGAATATTACTACTACCTCTGCTGGCACTCACTCGATTCCTGTGACTGCACGTATGCCGGGAGCTACTTCGCTTCCAACTGCAACCGTTTCTCCTGCAATGATTGTTGCTCGTATGAAGCGTTTGCTTGACCAACAGCAAGTTGACTCACAAGGTCGCTGGCTAGTGGTCGATCCAGTATTTATGGAAATCCTCGCTGATGAAGATTCACGCTTCATGAACGCAGACTTCGGTGATTCTGGTGGGTTGCGTAACGGTTTGACCGTAAGTAACTTTCATGGCTTCCGTGTATATTCTTCGTCTAACTTACCTGCTTTAGGTACTGGACCGGGAACTGCAGGAACCGCAAACCAACTGACTAATCTGGGAGTAATTATGGCTGGACACGATTCCGCTGTAGCTACTGCAGAGCAGATCAATAAGACAGAATCATATCGTGACCCTGACAGCTTTGCTGACATTGTTCGTGGTATGCACCTATACGGCAGGAAGATTCTTCGTCCAGAAGCAATCGTAACTGCTCGTTATAACGCAGCATAGGGGGGATATAAACTATGGCTACTTTTGATATGACTTCCGTCGATACTGCTGGTGTTGGCGCAAACGTTCTTGCTGTTCCAACTAATGTTGGTAACACGGTACGCACTATTGAGGCAATCTTAGATATTGATGCTATGATTACTGCAGGTGCTACTATTGCTAATGGTGACATTTTTCAGTTGTTAGAAATTCCTGCTGAATCAGTAATTGTTGCTGCTGGTGCAGAAATTATGAAGTCCTTTACTGCAAGTTGTACTTGTAATATTGACTTCGGCGCTGGAGATGACATCGTTGACGGTGCTGCTTTGGATGCTGCTGCTGGTACTTACCTTGTAAAAGGTAGTAATGGCGAAGCTAACATCGTAAACACAGGTGCTGCATCTACTTTTGCTGCTGAAGCACTTGCTGTTGTTGGTGCTGCAGATACCATTGATGTTGTTATCGCTGGTGCTGCCGCTGCAACTGGACGCTTACGTGTCTATGCAGTAGTTGCAGATATTTCTGCCGCAATGACTGAGGCTGCTTCAGCCCAGCGTGATTTGCTGTAACACTACACTAAACTTTGGGGCTGGCTTTGTGCTGGCCCCATTGCTGCATTTTAAGGAAACATAATGGCACTTACATTTCTTACATTAGCAAACGATGTTATTACACGTATGAATGAGGTAACACTTACTGCGTCTAACTTTGTAGATGCTAGGGGTGTACAGGTACAATGTAAAAATGCCGTTAACGAAGCAATACGACACATCAATCAAAAAGAATTTGGTTATCCATTTAACCATGCAAGTAATAATTCTGTATTAGTTCCCGGTACTTCAAGGTATACTGTTCCTACTAGCACAAAACATATTGATTATAATACTGCTAGAATAAAAAGAAACACTGATCTTACTACGTCTGGTGGGAGTCTTGCAAAACTAGATTATAATGAATACATAAATAAAGAGTTTGCCAACCAAGAAGATGAAGTAGATGCAACTACACTTAACGGTAATCTAACGGATAGCGCAACTACAATTACTGTGGTAAGTACTACGGGCTTCCCAACTACAGGAGTTCTTTTTATACTAGGTGAGCAAGTGCTGTACACAGGGCTTACATCTACGACCTTTACAGGGTGTACTAGAGCTTCTAATGACACTACAGCCGCTGCACATGCATCAGGCGTACAGGTAGCTTCTTTTACTAATGGTGGAGTACCTCAATTTATAGTACGTACATTAGATAACAATTATTTGTTGTATCCTTTACCAGATAAACAATACACACTAGCATTTGATTTCTTTACATTTCCTGCCGATTTAACTGCGCAAGGAGATATTACAAGTATACCAGATAGATTTCTTCCTGTAATTGTAGACGGTGCTACGGCATTTGTATATCAGTATCGTGGTGAGATGCAACAGTATCAATTAAACTTTGACAGGTTTGAAGATGGTATTAAAAATATGCAAAGTTTACTTATAAATAAATATGAGTATGTTAGGTCAACTATGATAAGTAGACCTAGTAGATATAATGTTGGAATTACTTTTTAATGCCAGATAGTTCACAAGTACAACCAGCCGCATTTAATTGCGAAGGTGGCTTAGTATTAAACCGCTCTAGTTTCTTAATGAAACCGGGAGAGGCTTTGGTTTTAGAAAACTTTGAGCCTGACGTTGAAGGTGGCTACAGGAGAATGAATGGTTATCGTAAATACGTTAATCAACTAGTGCCACAAACTGCCAGTTCTTCTGAAAGAATTATTGGTGTAGCTAACTTTGCAAGTAAAGTAATTGCAGCTAGGGGAGAAAAAGTATACAACGCTGCATCTACTGAGTTATCTACCGCCATAGCTGCAAATGAAACTATGACAGGTTCTGGTATAATTAAAGTAAACTCTGTGGCTGGATTTACTTCTAGCGGTACAGTGCAAATTGAAAATGAGATATTCACCTATACAGGTATTAATGCTGCAGTATCTCCTAACGAACTTACTGGAGTAACTAGGGCAGCTTCTGGTACAGGTGCCGTAAAACATCTTGGTAATTTAGTAGTATCTACTACGTGGACAGAGATTGACACAGGCAGGACTAACGCAAGTAAGTACAGGTTTGAACGTTTTAACTATAACAATACTGAAAAAATTATATTAGTAGATGAAGTAAATGCACCTGTAGTATTTGATAGTTCCTTTAATGCAGTAGATATATCTCAAAGCTCTGTAGCAGGTTCTAAATTTGTAGCATCTTTTAAAGATCATATGTTTTATGCTGGTAAATCTACTACACCAGAAGAACTTGTATTTAGTGAAGGCTTTAATGAAGATGGTTTTAGTGCTGGTGCATCTTTACCTGCAGGTACTATTAGAGTAGACGATACTATTACGGGATTAAAAGTATTTCGAGATGCGTTATTTATATTTTGTGAAAATAGAATATTTAAACTTACAGGTGTTGGCTCAACTACCTTTGCAGTAGTACCAGTTACTAGAAGTATCGGTTGTCTTAATGGAGATACTATTCAAGAATTTGGTGGTGACTTAGTTTTTCTTGGCCCGGATGGTTTAAGAACAGTAGCTGCTACCGCAAAGATTGGTGACGTTGAGCTTGGTACAATAAGTAAAAATGTACAGTCTATTTTTGATGCTAACATTCGAGACTCCGCACGATTTGAAAGTGTAGTT